TAAACCTAGAGCCTTTCTTTTCATCAATGAACGTCTACGCTTTATAAGAGCGCGAGCTAATTTAGCACGACGCTTGATTTTTGCACGACGAGCGCCCAATTTACGTTTACGTTTTTCTGCGGGAGACATACGAACAAGTTTACCGCCAGAAATTCTCATTCCAGGAACAGCCGATTTTTTCACACGACGTTGAACTTTTCCACCGCGAATACGGGCTCTAATCATTTTTAGACGACCCATACGAACAACATTTGATTCATCAACTTGTTCAACTTCTTCAATGTTTTTCAAAGCTTCGGAAAGTTCAGCAACATCATACTTTGCGGCAACAATTTTTTTTGCTTCTACTAGTTTTTGTTTTAGAATTTCCATAAACGATTCAGAAAGATTTTCAGATGCCTGATTTAGATCTTCTGTAAAAATTGATTCTACTAATTTTTTTGTAGATGACATTTTATTAATTCCTATCGAATGTAGAATAATCGTCTGATTGCTTTCTAAAGTCGGCAATAATTGTATATGAGCAGCCGGTCGAAGCAAAGTTTATTGTCTGTAGTCCAACATTTCCGTTAGCTCCAGCTCCAGACGCATTGTTTGTGATAACAATACCGTCTCCACCCTCTGCAAAGTCCATTTGTCCACAACCAGACAATGATATTATTGTTTGATTTGGCGTACCCGCCCAATAAAGTTCAACATACCCATTTCCCGCAGCTTGACCTGGAGCAATATCGTAGATTACCTTTTTTAGTGCTAGACGATAAATTGATTTGCGATCAGTTCCTGATCCAAGAAGTTGATTATTTGCATTTAATGAAAAATTAAGGGCTCCGGCATCAATTTTAATTACTGCTGCTTCGGCTGTATTTCCTGTCCACTTATAAACGACTCTTCTTTCAGAATCAATTAGTTTTTGTGATGTATTTGCCATTTTTTATTGCCCCAAATCTGTGTGTGCGCCATGAGAAAAGGCTGCAACTTTTGCAAAATTAATTTTATCTTTGTTTACCATTTTTTCAATTTTTGTTTTATTTGATGCACTGACGCTATTGTAAAGATTAACAATGGACTGAGCAGTCAATACATCAATTTTCATACTAAGACTATCTTGAAATGTAATTATGTCAGGTTCTCCGGAAGAAACAATTTGCATTAGTAAGCCTATATTTCCTTTAGGCATCCATGCCTCATGAACCTGCATAACATTCTTTTGTGTCATATCTGAATATGGAATAGAAACATATTTGTCAATCTTGTCTGCATGATATAAAGCAACTTTTCTTCCATCTGGAAAAATACGAATAGCTTTACGTTTTAAGACAATCATATTTGGCGGATCACTTTTAAAAGATGCAGCCTCGACGATGATTTCGTCATCGTTAAGTTTTTTTGCCTCTAAAAGAAAAGTGCTTAATGTTTTCATTTTAATTATAATTACTTGTTTTTAAAAAACTTTTTACCAACTACAATTTTTTTATTTTCAAGAAGATCAACAGCTTTTTTTGAGATAGCAGTTGCAACATCTTCTTTTAAAGTATTAAATTGATCATTGTAAATATTTTCTACAATGTTTTTTACAATGTCTTTGCTCATATGACATTTCTCCGATCTTTAATGATTCTTAGTATATTATTTAGATTGGATTTATTTTCCATTTTTAGCCCAGTTTTCACCATGTTGTCTAAGGAATTTTGTTGGGGCTGTGTTGCATTTTCAAATCCACTATCAACATCTATTTTCTGAGATTGATCTTCTTGTGAGGTTTCTAAGTTGTTAGGATCTTGTTGTTGATCCACTCCCATTGCAGCTTGTTGTGCTTGCTGCATTTTTTCCATCTCTTCTTGCTCTTTTTCAATTTGACTTTTAATTTCTTCAATTTCGTCATCTGTTTGGTTCAATATGTTTTTACGAACCCATTCGATTGAAAAATACTTACCAATATAAGGATCTGCCAACTGTAAAACACCAATTCGATTCTGGATTAATTCTGCTTTTTTTAATTCATCAAAATTATTGTCTGTAATGTAATCATAATAAATGTTTTCTTTAAAATAATCCCACTCTTCGACGGTGCAAATACCCTTCAATGATAGCTGCACACGCAAAGCTTCATCAAACAAAGTTGAAAACTTATTACGAAGTCTAAACACAAACTTTGAAAACTTCAATTCGTCCCTTGTAATTTCTGATGTGCGACCAATTGAAAATCCTTGTTGCATTTCAAGTCGAGAAATAGGAATGCTCAGTGATTTGTATAGCTTACGTTCAAAATACTTTACATCTTCCATTTCACCAAGATTTTGACCACCCGGAAGAGTCTGAATTTCTGTACCCTTACCACCTTCACGACGCGGCAACCAAAAGTCTTCAAGCATTGATAGATGCTTGCGATCATCTCTAATTTCGCCCGTACTTGAATCATACACAAGCTTATTACGATACTTGACCATGATGTCGCGAAGATATTGTTCAGCCTTGACCTTGGGCAAGTTACCTACGTCGATGTAGAATACGCGACGTTCTGGTGCGCGAGATAGACGATAAATGACAGTTGCGTCTTCGACCATACGCAACTGATTTAGTGGCTTGATGGCTTTGTGCAAATATGATAGAACCATTGCACGACGAGAATCCATCAAACCAGAATTCACGTTGACAATTGCGTCTGGCGCAATTCTCATACCAAGATTTGAATGTGCGCCAATAATACCACGTTCATTGTAGAGATAGTATTCGCGAGCTGTCTTGATGATGTCGCCGCCTGTTGCAGGATCTTTTGTCTTTTGAATTTCACGAACTTTACGAATACGTCTTGGATCAATATATCTTAGTTCTTTGATACCATCTCTTGGTCTAGTTTCATCGATGACGACATGATAAAACATTCTTCCATCAATGTACCAACGACGAAATAGTTCAGAGCCCATGTTACCAAAATTTAACATTCTTAGAATGTTTTCAAATTCTTCACGAATTTTCTTTTTTATAGTATCAGGTATTTTTATGTCATCAAGATTGATTGTTAGAGGTTCTTCATGACCCTGCATGACAATTGCTTCATTGACGATGTCATCAATTGCAGTTTCAAGTTCTGGCTGCATTGCCATTTCACGATAGCGTGTGATGAGTTCAATTTCATTTCGAACAACGCCTTCCAAATCGACATAGGTGCCAAAATACGCTCCAGTTTGTAGCGTAACGGCACCGTCGTCGTTTTGAGGAAGAGCAAAGGATTTTTCAGTTATATTCTTTACATCCTGTTGCTCTTCCTGCTTCTTGGTTTTTTCATTTGTTATTTGAAATCCAAATAACTTCCAATTAGCCATTTACTTTTCCCTTCAAAAAGATCATGATATAAGAGTAGTCTACTATTATCCAACTGGTCCAGAAGTTTCTGTTGAA